AATATCTGAGTTAGATAACCCTGCCGCTAACAATGCTAAACTTACATCTTGTGTGATAGCACTATTTTTACCTAAGTTGCGTAATAGATTAGAAGGCATTCCAAAAGTTGCAATGTCTTGTAAATTAATGCCAGTGCCTAAATTAATCAAGTCATTACCAAAAGGAATACTTGCTAAATTTACACCAGCAATATCTGCACTAATCAAATCACTCATGTTGCTATACACTCCTTCAAGGAATGCATCTGAGTCTTTAGCGGCTAAGATTGCTTGATTAGAGTAGGTGAGCCAACTGCTTGCTGTCATGAATGACGAACAGAATTCTTTATATTCGGGAGTTGCTAAAGTTACGCTACTACCGTTATAGTTAAACTCATTCCATGCTTGTAGTGCATGACAACGAATCCAACCCCATTGTGTCACTGACTTATTAGGATTAGTTGTGTTGTAGGGATACCAGGTTGCTTCTTGTCCTTGATCTATTGTGTTTGTTTCAGGATAGCCTGAGGTAGCAGGTCCGGGTAATACACTAGAGCCTACTTTTTGAGTGCCATACGCAACCGAAGTATTCGTCCATATACCTGCAGGGTCTTCTACGATATATGTAGGTGGTTTTGAATTACCTAATCCTGGAACAGTTCCTGCACCAATACTGATTAGATTATTGTATGTAGCGTCTGATAATGTTTTTGTGGCGCCTGGTACTGCTACTCCTCGAAGGTAACCATCATTGATCGCCCAAGTAAGTAGTCTCAATACTGTTTGCTGTACTAGACTACCGAACGTATATGTAGCATTAGTCTTGCTTGCACCCATGTAAGACGCGGCTACAGGGTTGATATTGAGACCGGTATTTGCTAATATCGATCCTAATACATTAACACCTAGTGGACTTTGTTTTCCTGAATCTGCCATATGTTTTCTTTATGGCACAAACACGTCAGGGCTTCCGTCAACAATGCGGTGTCCATCACCGCAATCATTACCAGAGCCTACACGTAGAACGGCGACACCTTCAGCAAATACAGTAGGACTACCTTCTGTTGTTTTTGCTGCCGCATGTTTTTTCTTACCATGCGGAGTAATATCACTTACGTGCAAGCCTACTGCAATGCCATTAGCAAAAACAGTTCCGGCACCACGAACGATTTTACCACCTACTTGGTTTGCATCGCCTTTTCTACTTAGTTTAGCCATTTATTATCCTAAAATTAACTTCTTATCCGGTAACTTGATGCCAGTAGTCGCTTCAATATATTTGACTTTGACTGAGGCATCGGTTACTGCATAGAGAGTAACACTATTAGTATTTAGTCTTACTTCAGCCTTCGGGTCTGAGGTAAAGATGCTGGGAACTAAACCCATACCTTGTGGGCCCGGTGCAACTGAGCAAGGATCTGATAGAATAATTTCTGTGCCGGCGATTTCTTTAACTTTGGCGATAAGTTCTTCGCCTGAATTTAATTTGAAGGTATATACTTCATCGATTTTTAAGTTCATAATTTCTCCTGTACATTACTTATCACGTAATGAGGTGGTTGATATGAAATATAGTTATGCTACTAGTTTTTGCTTGAGTTCAGTGAATCCACCGATTAGTTCGCCGTCTAAAAAGATTTGTGGAACTGTTCTAGCAGTAGGCACTGCTTCTAATAGTTCTTCTTTAGTATATCCGTCACCAATTTTCTTCTCTTCAAATTGGATGCCTTTTTGTGTTAAGAGTGCCTTTGCTTGATCGCAATAAGGGCAATGGTACTTACTCCAAATAACTGCTTTCATTTTTGTTTTCCTTATAAGTTTGGTAGTTCGTCATAATTGATGCTATCACTCATAACACCAATTACATAGTTAGTCGATTCGCTTTCTTGTAGTGCTGTTTGCTTCTTGCTAGTGTCAACGTGCTTGTTAAACCAAGGTATAGGAGTAGACTTAGGCGCAGAATTCAAATACTTGATACCAATTTCTTTTAATGCAGAAACAGCAGTAAAATCTACGAAATCTTTAAGAATGTTTGCGTTAAGTCCAATGACTGGGCCCATCTTAAACAAATAATTGGCCCATTCTTTTTCTTCACGGATAACATCCATATACAGTTGATATACTTCGTGTTCACATTCTTGCTTCATTTGTGCAAAGCGAGGGTCTTCTTTGACAACTTGGTTAATCAAATAAGCAGTCCAGCCTTTGTGCAGTAGTTCGTCTTGTAAAATCAAACTAATGATATTGCCGTTGCCGATAAAGATTTTGTTCTCTACCATTGCTAAACTTGTAGCAAACGAAACCATAAAGCGAAATGCTTCTAATGCGTAACTTGCGTGAAGTGCCATCCAAATAGCACGAATGTGTTCCATTTCGTCTACTGATTGTCCTAACTCTTTTGCACAGTTTACTCGGTGCAAGTCATCATAGTAATTACCTACACTAGATGCCATGTCAACAATTTCATTTGTGTCATGGATAGTGTTAAACACTTCTTTTGGCACATTATAGATGTTGCGAATGATATGACTATATGAACGTGAGTGAATGTTAGTCTCAAAGAATGTCCAGTTATAGATAAGTGCTTCTAGTTCAGGTAGACTGACAACAGGAGCAAACACTTGACTAGGTCCACGACCTTGTAAACTATCTAATGCAGTCTGACGTAGTACGTTACTAGTAAAGATGTGCTTAACTGCATCACTTGCATCTTTGAAATCATTAGCGTCTTTAGACAATGCGATTTCTTCTGGTACCCAAAAGAAGCCACGTGCCGTTTGTTCAAAATCGACAATCTTTTTGTATTTTACTTCTTCAAAACGCTGAATAGTGACTGGCCCCGCAGGGTCAAGAAACATCTTACGTGATAGATAGTCTGTCTTTGTGTTTAAATTGTATTGTTGTTTACTCATAGTTTGCAAGCCTCACAGTCTTCCATGTCATCAAAATCTATTATTTCAAGGGCCGGGGCCTCTTCATCTTGTTGTTTACTTCCGGCTTTGTTAATTAAACTGTAATAGAATGTCTTTAAGCCCCAATAGTGTGCTTGCATCAAGTTCTTAGCGATTAACGTTGTTGGAATCTTTCTATCTGCAAAGTGTGCAGGATTGTAAAAAGTGTTTGTTGAGATTGATTGATCAACATATGCCGCTAGTACACTAGCAGTCTTTAGATATGCATCACAATCTTTTTGTTCCCACATCATTTGATATTTGTTTTTTAGTTTAGCGTACTCTGGTACAACTTGAATGAACGAGCCTGCTTTAGATTCTTTAACACTAATCAAACTCATTGGCATTTCAATACCGTTAGTAGAGTTGATAACTACGGAACTTGATTCTACTGGAGCAATTGCCATTTGTGTAGCGTTACGCACTCCATACTCTTTCATCTGTGTACGTAATGTTTCCCAATCAAGTTCAGGGGCAAAGTTTGCAAGTTCATTGACACCGTTTGCTCTGCGTTCCCATGGGAAGATGCCCTTACCATACCATGTCTTAGATGAGTCAACACATGCGCCACGTTCTTTAGCAAGTTCAACACTTGCTTCTGTTAGATAATATGCTTGATGCTCTGTCCAACTCTTAACGTCTTGTAGTGCATCTTTTTCACCATACTTGTATCCGCGTTTGGCATGCCAGTATGCTAAATTAGTTACTCCGATGCCTAATGGACGAATTTCATCATTAGATAGTTTAGATTGAATACTTAAGAAGTCTTGATAATCCAATATATTATTGAGGCTACGATGTAGAATGCGGCAAGCGCGGCGCATATCTTCAGGATTGCGGAACGCACCCCAGTTAATCGATCCGAGCGTACATAGTGCGATACGACCATCAATATCATCAAGACGTTTAAAAGATTTAGTAGGAAGTAGAATTTCACAGCAAAGATTAGATTGATAAATTGTATGATATTCTGTATCGAACGGACCTTGATTCATTACATTGTCAATGAATACTAGATAGATACGACCGGTATCTGTTCGTTCTTTAAGAATACCTGACTTGAACACTTCTTCTGCATTCATAGTCTTCTTGCGAAGGTCTTTACGCTTTTCATATTTTACATATAGTTCTTCAAATAACGGAGTGTTTGAATAGAATGCTTCATATAAATCAGGAACTTCGTTTGGATCAAAGAAAGTTATGTTTTCTTTGTTTTTAAATCGTCTCCAGAAGAAAGCACTAAGCACAACCCCATAATCCATATGACGGACTCGGGTTTCTTCGGTTCCTTGATTGTTTTTAAGTACGATAAGATCATCAAAC